AAAGAAAACTATGATAAACACCATCTGGAAACGATTATAGACTGGTGGAAACGCAAGGCAACTACAAGGTTTGAATCATTACAAGCAGAGAATAGATTAAGAACGGATATCGAAGTTTGGACAACAAATAAAAATTTGGACATTATAAGATGATTAAACAAGAAATAATAGAATATTTTCAAAAAAATAAAGATGGTAGAGCAATACCAAAAATTAACAATTTAGATTGGAAAAAGTTAATTTCAACTTATGAGAAAGATGATATTCGCGATTCATTATCTGAATATATTGTTTCAAACAATGTGTCTTTTCCATTTAAACTGGTTGATGAGCAAGAAGTAAAAAACCTTTTCATAAAGTTTTATAATAAATCAATGCTGGATGAATATAAAAATTTTGATGCTGTTGAAGAAAGATATGAATATAAAAACAAATATTCAGACCAACCTTTAGGAGTAATAGATAAAAGCCATACCTTCAATAACATAAGTGATTATTTTCAACAAGAAAATAGATTGAAGTGTGGTTCCAATTCGTGTTCAGCTCCAATAGAAATATGGAACGATAAAGAAAAGTTAAATAATATGAATTGGCATTTTTGGCGTCCAGGTGTTATGGGTGATGCTGATTTAGATGAGAAATCTTTTCGTTCTGCTTTTAGATTAGGAACATATACAGCTACACAATTCAAACCTTCTGTTGCTAAAGCGTTGTATGAAAAACACAATGCTATAAATGTTTTAGATACTTCATGTGGTTGGGGTGACCGATTGGTTGGTTTTTATGGAACTAAAAACACCAAACTATATGTTGGTTGTGATCCTAATCCTGATGTTTTTGAAGTTTATAAAAAACAATGTATCTTTTATGAAAAAGTTATAACAGGTAAAGAACCCACATTGATTGAAAAAGAAAACTATTTTGAATGTATTGGAAATAAAACTGTAAAGATTTGGAATTTACCATCAGAAGATGTTGAATGGACATTATATAATGATACATTTGATTTATACTTCACATCACCTCCATATTTTGAAACAGAAAAATATGCCTCTAATACAGACAAAGTGAAAAATCAATCTTGGTCTAGGTATTCATCTTTTGATTCGTGGAAGAATGATTTCTTTTTTAAAGTTACAAGAAAAGTTTGGCCCACAATTAAAGATAGCGGTTACATGATGATTAATATTATTGAACCTAGAGGTAAAAATGGACAAAGATTCAACCTCTGTGATGGTATGGTTGAAGAATTTGTAAAATTTGAAAACTGCTTTTATATTGGCAAAATAGGTATGAGAATGATGGCAAGACCACACGCCAAAGAATTGAAAGGTGTTTTTATTGAACCTATTTGGACTTTTAGAAAAAACAGCAAAGAATACATAAAACAACAAAATAGTTCTTTAGAAAGTTTTTTTGTTTAATTATATGAATTATGCTACAATAATAAATTTTGATGATATTTGGAAAACATTTAATGACAACCTAGAATGGTTTCCTCATGTAAGAAGTTCTCATATAAAAAATAGAATAGAACGAGGTCAAGTTATTCTTCAAGATGGTGTTTTAATAATACAACAGATTTATCAACAAACTAGGAAAATTGGTAAAGATACGGATGTTTATATTAAAGCTGGTTCTCATATGATTCATCAAATAATAAATTTAAAAAAAGGGAACGGTAACGCTGAAAAAGTCATCAAGGAGTATTTTGCTCATGTGGGAACAGATGTTTATCTTACAGTTCGTTCTGAAAACAAACCAGCAAATAGGTTTTATGAAAAAATAGGTATGAAAAAAATAGGACACATTACTTGGTCTAAAGGAAAGATTCTTGGTAATGTTTGGAAAAAAGAGGTTAATAATGATTGAAAATCCAGATAGAGTAGAACGAATAATTCCAGAAAATCCAAAGCAACATCAAGCTTATCTATATGAAATACACATTGTAGATACTGGTAAATCATACATTGGATACAGAAGTCAACCTTATGATGGAACATATATTCATTCTAGTAAATGTCCTATTTTTGCAAGAGATTTAGGAAAAGCTAAAAAGATAATATATAAAATTTTACAATATGGTAGTGCCATTGATATGGCCACACAGGAGAGAAAAATGTTAAAAGAAGTGAACGCAAAAAACAATCCAAAGTATTACAATAAGAGTAATGGTGGTGGTAAATTTGTTATCGATCCTTTTGAAAAATCTATTGAATTTTTCCATAAGATTAAAAACGGTGAACTGAATGAATACATTCAAAATATTCCTATTACAGAATTGCTGAATTACGGTAAAATACAAGTGAGAGTTGCAGATGATTCAATTCATGAAAAAAACATCAAAGACCGAATAAATGACAATATGGGTTCCCAGAATTATATTGACGAAAATTATCTTTGTCATGGGTTTGAGGACTATGAAGGTAAAGGTAATCACAGTTTGATTAACGGTAATCACACTAGAGAAGGTGTATCTAAATCCGTAGTTGGTAAAACCGCTCATGTTCCAGTTATGATAATTCCTAAATCTATTTGGAGTAATTATACTGAATTTGAATTAATGAGTGTTGGAAATCTGTTAAATGGAAGACCTGACAGTTTTTACAAACCTACTGATGACCTGGATTTAGTAAAAGATTTATTAAATATGAAACATATTTTTCCAAATATTCAAATAGATGCTGCAGTAGTCAAAGAATACCTAAGGAATGAATATCATTTGACCAGTAGTCAGGTTACTGGTCTTATTAAAAAAACCAAAAAAGAACTGCATAAAAACACCAATAGTCTTATGGGTAAAAATTGGATTCAATGGTCAAGTCCTAGCAGAAAAGACCAGTTACAAGCTAAATTGGATGAACACAGAGATAAAAATACATTTACGATGGTAATGAGTTCTGGTAAGTTTGATTGGAATAAAATTATTGCTTGTGTAAAGGCAAACAATGGAAAAAAGAAAAATTTCATTTTATATATTCATCATCCATTGCCAAATGGTAATTCCGATTATGAAACAACATGGACTCAAGAGAAGTATCCAATACACTGTCCAGAATTTGTTATGATTTTTAATGCCCTTAACATGAATTTCAAGGTGGAATGTCTTCCTACATTGGAATCTGATGGATCAAATAAAGAATAGTATAGAAAAGTTTGACATAATACGATAGTTGTGATAGCATAAATACTCTAATAAACAAAATATGGAGTATTGAATGGCTTATACATTTTTCCCAACATCAGCTAATGAGATTGCTACAACACTTGCCAAAAAAGATTCTGAAGTAGTGATGGAAATAACAAAGCTTTTTGCTCATTTAAAGGCTAACGCAAAAATTATAAAAGTCATTAATACACCAATTAATATTGATCCAGCATCAATTAAACAGATTAATATATCAAGAAAGTTAAAAGATATTACACCTCCTTTAAATTTAGCAACTTTAAAAACTAAACTTAAATTAAAAAAAATTAATATTAAATTTGGAGACGGTTCCGCTGGTGGTAGAGGTGTTAATAATAAAGGTGGAAAATTTGAAAAAGATTTAGGTCCAGCATTTAAAAAAATGTTTGCTGGTGGAAAAGTGACTGATGCTGATTTAGTATTTGCTTATAATGAATTAAGAAAAGTAACAAGTTTTAAAGATTTTGAAACTTTAGATATTGACTCTACAGCTGGTGCTGCAAACACAAAAAGACCAATTCAATATGTTGGAAATAAAATACAATTGTATTCAACCAGTTCTACTTTTGATGTAGGTAAAATGTTAACAGATACGACAATTAGTGGTAAAGTTGGTAGCAAAACAAAAGAATTATATTTAAGTTTAAAAACAACATCAACGGTTACTTTTTTTAATGCTGGAATAACTCAAGCCTTAACAACAGAAGAAATTAAAAAAGGTAATATAAAAAATAAAAATGGTTTAGCTTTATTAAAAATGCTAAATGTTGATCCAGCTGTGTTTTGTGATGTGTATAATCAACCAAAAAGATTTAAAGGTTATTCTGAAGAAATTAAAATTACAGAAGCAAAAAAAAGTAAATTGTGGGATTTTTTACAGTCCGGAATTGGCCACGGATATGTAGTAATACACCAAATAAAAAAAGGAAATGTTAAAGTTTACACAATGACACAACAAGCAATGAAAGAAGGTTCTGAACCATTGTCGTGGATTGTTTATTATGGCGGAAAAACAGGAACAGGAAAAAGAGTTGATATTGTAATTGAAACAAAACACTACACATTAGGATTAAATTTGCGAGATACACAAGGCAAAGATGGTTATCCAACAAGAATCATGTGTAACTTCTCTTATCTAAAATAAAGAATAAAATGAAATTCACAGAATACCTAGAAGAATCAAAAGAAAACAAAAATGTCCATCTCGAGCATATCGAAGATGAGGTATTAAATCGTGGTGTAGCTGGCACACGAGATTCAATTAATTTTCT